CTGTCTTCGGCCCCACAAAAAACAAACCCCTTCCAGTTAATCTAGAAGGGGTTTTACTTTACTATAAAACACAATAGAGAATTTAAATTAGCAAACCAATCATTAAACCAATTATAAATAAACCAGCACCACCAATAATACAAATCTTACGTTTAACTATTTTTGCCCATAGTCCTTCAGCAATTTCTTCTGTTTCTGTTTTTAACTCTTTAATTGCATGATCGGTTGCATTTTTTATTTCTTCTTTTATTTTATCCATAATTTATTCTCCTATGCTTGAGGTATTTGATCTATTATTGTCAAAGTTCCGTCATCAGGAATAGTAATTACACCAGAATTAATTATACTCCTATATTACTCTCTTACCATTCATTTTTTCATAATTTCTAATAGCCCTAGCTACAACCCACCATACAGGCTTATTTGGATACTCTTTTATTAGGTAATTAAAATGAGCAAGATGTTCAACTTTCAATCTTTTAGTAGTTTTAGTTGCTGAATTATTTATCATAGTATATTATAAACCGCGATAATGATCTATTGTGAATATGACTGCCCCTGTTATTGGCAATTCTCCATATTCGGATGAAGTATATGTTCCCTCTACAGTTAGCATTCTTTTTTCTGTTTCGTAATTCAAAGATACAAGAAGATCATCACCGGATAATACAATAGGAACTGAATCAGATAGGGCAGTTACAGAAACTTCTTCTCTACTATTAATTATATTTCCAGCTAGATCGGTTAATGTCCATTTAACAGAATCGGGAATAACAGCCTTACCATTTTCATCTGTAAAATTAATAGTTATCACATAACTTGATAATTCCGAGGCGATAGTAGGTAAAGAAGAAATAGTCACGGTAAGTCTACCTTTTAAGAAGCAGAAGCACTAAATGTGTAAGTTAGTTCTACAGTATCCCCATCGGCTACAGTTCTATCTCCACTAGACAGCGCAGATACAGCAAGAAGGGTTCCGGTAGTTCCAGAAGCCGCAGAACATATAAATGCTCCTCCAACAGTACCGCTACCATTAATAGCAAAAGAAGCTTTAGATGCAGAGTTTGTTACGCTTTGTGCGCTTCTAACATCTACATATTCTTTTCTATTATCAGCGTAACTTGTAAACTCGGTCCATCCTGTATGTGAACTCAAAGTATCCGCAGCAGCAGGAGTAGGAGTAGAAGCAGTTAATCCAGCATACCAAGTGGTGACTTGTGTATCCCCGGCAAATAATACATCTAGCATGTGTTGTAAGCCGCTGTTGACTACCAGATTATGTGTAGTATCTTCCCACTTAATGTTGCCATTATTATCACGACAGATAATATTAAATACTCCACCGACAAAAAATTTACTATCAAACTTTTTCATAATATAAAAACTCCTAAATTAATTTTCAAAACTTATATTTGGTTTTACTTCAACAAAAGAGATAACCCCCTTGTTTATTATTTTCCAAAGGTACAAGATTTCTAAAATATTATATATACATAATATTAGTATAACTATAACTATCCTACAAATGGAAGATTGCACAAGTGCTTCTCTTTTATCCAATAAACATTATTGTCTAATTTTTCAATTGTATTATCCAGTAGACCGTTCTTTATTACATCAAGTATATTATTGCAGATAAAAGTAACATCCCATCCAAACACAACAATTCCATCATCCTCTCCGTTTGGCTTTGTAATGGGAGTTTTTATTGTTTTTAACACAACATCTCTATCCCCTATTTTACCAAACTCCACATACAAGCAACACTTCCCCGTTGACTTGCAGTGCTTGTCCGTGTTGGCACAAATATCCCCAAAAGTATGCTCTTTTCCTGTTCTACTTTTAAATTCTTCAATCAACTCTATATCAGTTCTTCCAATGGCTAACCCGCTACAAGAGGGTTGCATTTCAAAAAACATTTGACACTGGTATTCATTTATAAATAGATATCTCCCATCTGCATCTTTGCGACAAATCAAACCCCCTGCCGCATGTGCCATTTCAGACAACAACTTGTTGGTAGAAGCAAGAATATCATTTACTTCTAATATCTCCTGATTCGCTTCTTCCAGTTCTTTCTTTGTCTGTAGAAGTTCATCTCTTTGAGCCTTGGCAAGATCAAAGGCTTTGGAGAAATCTTTCTTTACTGTATCAAAATCTTCTATTACTTTTGTGAGTTTGTTCTCGGTTTTACCAAATAACGTAAATAGCATAATTTTATCCACCCAAGTGCATAGCTAATAAAGTTTTAATTACATAAAAAAAAGTACCTGCGGTTCCACTTATGAATATCACCATTAAAGTCCAAATAATCTGAACATGCACTTTTAATCCAAACACTATCTCTAATAATTTATCTACTTTTGTGGTCAACATATCAAAACTTTCTTTTAACATATCAAAAGGGTCCATAGGCCGTTTCTCCCGCACAGGTTAAGCATTAAATATTACAATCTTATCAAGCAGATCAGTATTAGAACAATCTATGTGAACCCATGTAGGAGTATACTTTATATTCTCTATACGTCTTATGCCAATATCATAAAACTTTTTTTCATTTGCTAAAATATAGTCATATACTAATTTTGGAGAAGACTTCTTGAAATGCAAATCAGTTGCTCCACCAAACTTATGGATAGAAAACTCAGCGCCATCTGGATCGTTAAATGGCCTTAGCCCGCAAGAATCTAACTTTCCCCCGACATGCCAATTATTGATTGTTATTGGTTCATCAATCTCTTCTCTGAGATAATCAATAATATATAATTGACGTTCGTTTAGAAATTTCCAAGCTCCGTTACCGAACCTATTATAATAAAAAGGATGAACAAGTTCTTGAATATTAAAATATTTAGTTCTCATTATCTTTTGTCTCCGTTACTTGCTCATCATAAGCTTTATAGGCATCATAGGCTGATTTTCTAGCTGATTCTGCTTCTTCAAAATTACGCCAAATAATCATTACATTCTTTTTTGACCCAATATGTTCATTCTTGTCTAATGGTTCATATACGGGGGCAATAGGAGCGGCTACCTTTACTGGAACTTGTGTAACAGTCAGAGTATGTTCTACTACTCTTGGACTACAACTAATTAACCCCAAGAGTAGTATTGATAGCATCAATAAATTTAGAATTCGATTCTTCATCAAGCACCTCTAATCCCGATTTGGAAGCCGGAACCTCTTTTGCTTCTTGACACAGTTTTAGCATCTTATTAGAAGTTTTTTTATATTCTTGGAAATTGTATTGTATCTTATTATTTTGGTTTTGTAAAGAACTAATTACTCTATTTTTGACTAGTTGATCATTTTTAAGTAATTCATTTTTTGATTTAACTATTGATAATTCTGATATTGCATTAGCATACTTGATTTTTGTATTACTATGAGATAGTTTTTCCATTCCATACAAAAAAGAAACTAGTAACAAGGAAACTAAAAGCATCCCAGTAATTCCGGCTCCAAGTTTACCACCAAAAAATGATATGAGCGTACCAAACATGTTATTCTAATCCTCTATTCTATTTTATTGCTGTTATTTTGTTTAAACTCACTAAATGATCCAGTACAAGAATCAATCTTGGTAACACCAGTGATACCAGTAATAGATGAATTTGAATTTCTATTTTCGGCCCATTTTTGAGCCGCTTTACTGCCTAATGCTCCAAGAATAAGAAAAGCAATAGAATCCCCAATAGGAACCCACTCATTAACAAAAATATAGACAACCCATGCAATAATAGGCACAACAACAGTAAACGCCGTTAATACCCTAATACTAGATGGTTTATTATTCGAGTCTTTAAACAAGGAAGATACCCATTGTAATATTTTTTGCATAATAAATAGTTTTTAATATATTCTATTTAGTTGGAGCAGAAGGCCATTCTATATTAAATGGAAAATCATCCTGTTCTGTAATATCTCGTAAGGATTGTCTGTACTCTTTCCATTTATTTTTATCTTCATCAGATAAATCTACATCATATAACTGAGTCCAATCACATTCTGATAGTAGAACATTTCTTTGATTTCTAATAGAAGAAGCCATTTCTTTTTCTTTCGCTTCTAAATCTACTGTAGAGATAATTATAGTCTCACGGTAAACCAGATCATCACCCTTGACCCACGCGGTTTCGTAAGTCGTGAACGGCTCCCGATTGAGCGGCACGGCCTTGTTGTAGCCGATCCCGTCCAGCTGCTCCGGGGTCAGGTCCTCAAATTTGCGATAATAGCCGTCGTACCCCCACCCGCCCGGGGGGCACGGTCTTGTACGATCTATCAGGGTACTCCACATGCTATCCTCCTAGTTTGTCTGTGCGTTGGCATACTTGGCCGGGTACTTGAGCACACCGGTCCAGTTGTACGTCGTAGACGCTGCGTTTTGGGTTGCGCCCACGAGTTTGAAGCCGTTGGTAAAAAAGTGGACCACCTCCGAGGCGGTGCCGTCGTTATAGTAGGTGGTGCCCCCGATGGTCACGGACTCATTGACGGTTTGACCGGCCACTCGACAGCATCCGGGAATTCGCCCTGCTGCGGGACATCGCGCAACGCCTGCCGATAGGTGGCCCAGGCCTCTCGACGGTCGCTGTCCAAGGGCGTGTCCGACATTTGCGTCCAGTCGCATTCGGCCAGCCGCCGGTCGCGTTCGGCCCGGAGATCTGCGGCCAGTTCCTCGGCGGTAGGCTCATATGGGCCGGGCTGGACCTCGCTGTATGTCTCATTGTCTCTACAATCATCGGCAGTCCGGGCGGACCGCCAGCCATAAACACCATCAGTCCTGATTGCGTATCCCATTATATTGCATCCTCCCATCCGTGTACTCGTAAAGTTACGTCTTCCTTGTTACAGGCCCAATATATGTTGCTAGACTCTAGGACCATATCAAACGGGATATTTGATGTGCCGCCGTTAACGGTATTCGAGAAAGACATGTACGGTGGATTGCTCGTGCTACCAAATGCCCCCGTCGAATTGTTTGGGGATATGATTATCAACGTGTTCGCATCTGTTGCAGTGATCGCTGCCATTAATCGCACTTGAGTAGCTGTTTCGGGCACGGCGGTCAGTACAGATGCGGCCACGTATGTAGGTATGCTGGTACTGCCGGATACGCCTGAAGCAATAGTTGGATACGCCGTCAGATTTGAGCCCGAGTCTACTGCCCATTGGGCACGGCTGTTACGCTGGATCATAGATAATGGGTAGGCATTGGTACTATCGGTTAGCACCCAACCGACGCGCAGATAATGTGTATACCCGCTAGGCAGCGTCGGGGCGGATGAGGACAGGGACAACAGAGCAGCCGTAGTGTTGGTGGTCGGGTTGTAGATCACATGCACCGCATACCACGTATCAGCCGCCACCGTGCCGGCATCCAGACCGTTGGCTCCTGAAGTGGACAGATCGCCGGAGAGAGACACATTGGTCAACAGTTGGGCAAGCCCGGCGGCAGTCTTGACAATCATTTCGTCGGCACTGATATCCACCGTGGCGTCCAGTCCTTCGGCCGTAATGGCGAGATTGACGTAGCTGGACACGGTTCTGATACCCGTCAGCGCGGCCCCGTTCAACGGGGGCAGAATCCCGCCCGGTGCTTTGACAATATCCGCGTCCGCCGGTTCTGCTCCAATAGACTCTACCGTAACTACAGGAGCGTTTTCTACAGGTTGCCCGTACTGCACACTGGATAACCCGCTATCCACATTTTCATTTAAAGTCGTAACAGTTGTCAAATCAGTTCCCGAAGAATATGAAGAAGAAACAACATAATTATATTCTGAGGTTGTTTGAATTAGATATAATGCTCTATTTTCAATATAAATTGCTGTTTTATCTCCTTCTACAGTAAAAGAAGACGAAGAAACATATTCAACAATATCCCCTTCATCCATCCACCAATCCCCAACAGGAAGGGTATCCTTTAAAGTTCCATCAGGATTCATGGCTACACTCAATCTAGCATTTAGATTAGCGGCGGTTCCTCTAGCCGCTAATAGTTCTGCGGTGTTTGCTAAAACTGTAGTAGAAGTATTAGCACTATCTACCCAAGAAGCACCATCCCAAATAGTAATTTTTCCTGTGGTTATATTATAAAAGGGCTGCCCAACAACAGGAGAGCCGGGAGCCGAAGTTCCCGCCCAATTTGATCTAATTGCATCAAAATTGGCATTAATAATGGTAGGAGTATCTCCAAGGTCGGTGCTACCAGTAAAAGCAGTAAATGTCTGTGACATAAATATAAAACTCCTTAAAATCCTGAAATTTCTAAATTAACATCTCTGGAAATTCCCGTTCCAGATGAATCATATATATAAACAGTAAATCTATCAGATTGTATATCTACAGAGTAAGTAGCAAATCCTGAACCAAGTATTGTTACTCCTACATTATACGCCGAAAAGATAGTGATAGGGATACTAGATAACAGATACTCAGTTCCACCAGAAGATATTGTTTGATTATATAGTTTTTTACTCTTATCGTCAACATCCAAATAACTAAGAATAGAAGATATTTCAAAAGAGGTTGATTTAATAATAATATTGGTTTCTGCTTTAATTTGTAAATAGCGTGCAGTTATAGTAACTTTATTACTATATAGATACCAATCAGACCAAGTAATATTATCGACAGAATATTTGTAATATAAATTATATTTTGCCAAAGAGGTTATACTATTGAAAGTATCTCTAGGAAACGTATTGAAAGTTCTACCATAGATAAAATCATCAAAAGAAGGATCAATAAAGGCAGCAGTTTTTTCTAATGCTTGTCGCAAAGAAAAAGTCGTACTTGTTCCTATATCTATAATATCTGAAATAAAATATCCATTATCATAATTAAAAAATAAATAGTCTGTCAAAACAGGAGTATCGAAATCATACCCTGCTAATTCATCATAAGTCATTCCAGGAATCCATTTCAAAACTTCTTCGCTTGATTCATAAAATAAATTATAGACTTCCCCGTCTGGAACATATGTTGTAATTTCATCTCGTTCTAAAATAAAATTGACATAATCGGATATATCAACAGAAATAGAAGTTGAAGAGGCTACTAGACTTTCATTAAAAGTTCTGTCAACTGCTTTTATCCAGAAAGTATACGTGCCACTAACAGGGGGATTCCAAGAGAATTCATTCTCAGTTAAACTAGTAATAACGGGTATTCCTGTTTCGTAACTCACTCCTCTAACAATAGTATAAGATAAAAAGTCTGCATCTTCTACTGCATCCCAAGTTAAATCTATAGCATCTTTATTAGCAACCGCTATAAAATTTTCAACATTAGAGGGAGGGGCCTCCTTTCCTAGAATTATAACAGATTTAGTATACTGATTATTTGGAGTATTATAAGGGGTAACAGATACCATGTAGGAATCTCCAATAGCAAATCCTATATCAATTCTATAAGATTTTTTTGTAGATACTCCTGCTAGTTGCCATAGACCATCAGCTTTTTTAACAAAAACATTCCAACTAAGAGCATTTCCTCGCCAAGAAACATCAATGACAGATTTACCCGTTCCATCAGAAGCAAACACCCAACTCTCTTTTGCATTCAAATCTGTTACATAGGCAGTATCCCCTATTTCAATATTGGGAACCGTATCTAAAGTATCATTATAGATTTCATCCATATATTCCAATGCTGAAATCGTTCTATATAGGGTATCGTTAGTTCTTGTTATATTTAAAATTCTAAATTTTTTAGTTACATTATTTATATGTCCAAAAGCATATAGATCATATTCTTTTGGAGTAATATCCCACGCAGAAACCAAGTTCAAAGTTGAGGTAGTGGTTGTTACTCCTACTGGAATAACATTTCTATATTCAATTGTATCATCTTCGGCATGTTTTATTTGAACTGTATACTGTGAACCAGCAACTAACTCAACTGCTTCAGGCAACGTAACAGAAGTAGATGTTGCAGAAATAAGCCTACCAGAAGATAGCCCCCATTGAGGAACATCATAAGAAACCTCAATAACTTGTCCTGGCAAGCACGCAATTGAATCAATTCCAGCTTGAAATGTTATAGTTTGAGTAAGGTATCTGTTTCTTAACAACATACCTCTACCAAAATTGATAGCCTGTTGTCGATTGGTACATCCTACCAAGCTGACAGAAGTTTTGTTTATCTCAGTTTGAACTTCATCAAACCCGTCTTGATATATTTCTACTATTTGTCTGGAATAATCTAATTCTTCATCAAAGTAAGTAATCTCAATAGCATTAGCGCGTTCAGTTAAATCTAAAAATGAGTTTGTATAAGAATTTTCAATCATATTGCCTTTTGTAAACATAAAATGCTGTACGGCAATATCTTCTTTCTTATCTATAATTACTCCATATTGTGAACCCTTATGAACAACGGTACCTCTACCAAGCAGAGAAATGGTATCAAGTATACCTCTAACAGACATTGATTGGTCAACGTATATATTACAAGTGTAATTTTTAGTTTCACAAAAAGTAGCCCACTCTTCAAAATCTTCATATATAAATTTGGAATAGGAAAGATTAGCCCCATAATCCGCATTATGAAGAATATCATAGGCAGCCCACGCAGGGTTGTTAGCAGGTTTTTGCTCATATGTCGAACCTGTCCAAACAAAAACATATGTGCGCTCTGCTTCAAAAGTAATAGCAGGCCGAGAACCAGAAAGAGTATCTGTGGCTAATGCTTGAATACCTGCTAACGCAGTTCCAGGATAAGTAAAATCATCATATACTATTTCTTTAATATATGAAAAATAACCAGTATTTCTATAAGATAAAGAAGTAGGAGGTTCTTCCTCAAAACGAGCACGTATTTCATATTGAGAAGGGTCTAAATTATATAAATAAAAATCTCTATACACGGCATCTTGAGAAGCCGCAGTTATGGTTATAGAACTCCCACTAATCCCATTATATACAATAGGAGTAGAAACATCAGAACTATCTATCCATCTCCAATAAGCCTTACCCTCTACAGAAGGATATCTATCTCCTTCAGTATGAGCAGTATCAATAGAAGTTCCTTCTTCTAATTCAACCCATTTACTATCTGGTAAATAATAACCGGCAGACCATCTAGAAGCAAGAACTAAATTTTGAGATAGATTTGAAGTGTCAACCGCTTCAAAATCATACCAAGTTTCAGTTCCTTTTTCTCTATATTGAATATTTACTATAACTGAATGATTTTGTAGTTTTCCTTTTTTAGTTAAATAATATAAAGCAGGAAAATAAATACCAACCCCTATCCCATCCACTGAATTACCAGAAGTTTCAGAAACAACCCAATCGGTTGATAATTTAAAACCAACACTTTTATCAGAATAAGTATCAGAAAAAGCAGGAATTACGCCCTGATCTAAAGTACCGTACCTGTAATCAAAAATAACATCTTCAAAATTAGAACTAGGATTTGAATTTATGTACTCATTTCCTATAAAATCAATTTCATGGTCAGCAATGGCGAATAGCGCATTATATTGTTGGGTATCATCATCATTTGTAGTAAATTCATTTATTATGGGGGGAGTGATTCTTGTTCTACCATAAAGGATAGGAAGAGTTATCCCTTGTTCTGTGGGGTTTCCTTTTACGTCCCACGCATAAGTAGCAGAAGAATTTAGTCCAGCATCCGTATCAAAAGAGGGAAGAGATGCGCTTCCAAATACAGCACTTATTAATATCCCACCAAGTAAAGTTGTGGCTCCTGATATAATAGTGCCCGCCATTGCTAAAGCACTACCAACAGAAGAAAACATTCCTGTATTAAATAAACCAACTCCTAATTGGTTGACTAATCCAGGCATAAGTCCAGGCGCATAGAAAGAAAGTACGCTAACAGCAAGAAGAGCAACCAGTTTTAACGGGCTTTTACCCCCGCCTCCACCTTTAGGTACAATAGAAAAAACAACACTAGACCCGTCTTTTGGTACTATTGCTCTAATATCAGCATCATTTAAGACCACTCCGTCAATAGAAGCAACTACTTCTAAATCAGAGCATAATACAGGATTAAAGTAACTTACTATTTCACCAATAGAAGTTCCATTTTTAAACTGTTTTATTTTTTGACTATTGTGGGGGTCAAAAATATTTTCAATACAGGTAGCAGTAATCTTACCCATTATTTATTTCCTATCCATCTATAAAATCCACGAATTCTTTTTCTATAGGTAGTGTCATTTAAACTGGTTATCTGAGGGCCTTGTTTTTTTAATGTATGAATAAATTTGTTATTTCCAATATATACACCAAAATGATGAACTATTGAAGGAGCGGATATTAACATATTCATTGTTATAATATCCCCCTCTATTAATTCTTTTTCTTGTATTGGATAAAAATTGTTCTTTATCTCCTCTATAAACTGAAAATAAATTTTGTTTCTATCCTCACAGTCAATAACGAAATCAGGAAAATCAACCATCCCACACTGGTCATAAATATATTTTATTAATCCCCAACAATCTAATCCACCTAGTACAGTTCTGCCCCTATCCGTAAAGGGGGACTTTAAAGCATTAGATGCAGCATTGATAATTTTTTTATTAGGAAGCAATGGTTAATCCTCCTCGTCCAACTCCTGGAAAGCCTCCAAAACGAGTTGAATTATCAAGTTCTCGACATCTGGATAACGTTTTATTACAAGTCGTGGCAGTTCCAGTATATCCACATCGATCAGATTTAAATTTGAATCTACAACTATTCTTTAAAATTCTATTTAGTGGAAATCTCTTTCTGTAAATATTAGGTGCGCCTAAAGTAAACGTAACATAGTCAGCGGCACTTATAGGTTGAATAAGAATATAATCGTGGGAGACAACCGGAGTAGGATCATCTAATGTTGCCGATGATACAATATAAATCGTAACTTCTATATCGGCGGGTCCATTTTGTTTTACATATCTATCATATTCTTGCAAATAAGATTCTATATCTCTATTAACATTTGGTATACGAAGATCGACTCTAGGAATCTCGCCTTCTGTTTGATCTGAAATTTCATCAAGTTCAAAAGGAAAAGCAAGCCAAGTATGTCCTTGCCATATAATATCTTCGGTATTAGATACTAGGCGAATATGCTCTGTTATATCTGGAATAACAATTTCTAAACACACAAGGAAAGCATCTTCGCTTCCCATTGTGTTTTTCTGCGCGATAACTTCAGAAGATAAAAGAATATCAGACATACCAATTATGCCTCTTCAATAGCAACAGTCATTGAGCAGTCTCTAGGGGAAGAGATGGTTGCTTGTAATTGATCATCACTAAACCTGACACTATAGGTAGTAGAGTTCATCGGATTAACCCAATCAAATAGTGTTCCTTGATTAGCATAGAAAAAAGTTTTTATGCTATATACATCTTCTATAAATATCTCTTCATACGATAATTCCCATTTTCCACGACCTCTAGTATGTTTAACACTAGATTGCACAGAACCATCTTCAAATGGTGTACGCCGTTGTGCTTTTATAAAAGACTCTGTTATTGTCTGCGGTTTAGGAGAACTAGGATAAGTTGCCATTTAATTAAAACCCCGTAGAATAAATAATACCATATGGTTTTCCTGCCCAAGCAGCAGAAGTCTCTTCTAACACCGTAAAATTTAAAGAAGGAGAGGCTTCAGCATCCCCGGTTAGTGATACATTTAGACCTTTGTTTATTCTTACTTTAGGAAAAACAAAACTTAGACCCTTTGTTGTATCTGGATAAGTATATACTAGTTCTAATCGTAAATCAATATCAGTTACTACTCCTAGATTAATATAGGCATTAGAATCCGGCATTATTCCAAATAAAAGTTGAATAATATCTTTAGAGAACTCAACAGTCTGCGATTCTATAGAACACGCTATTGTATTGGAGAAAGCAGCACCTATTAGAAAACTATCTACGTTCCTTCTTGTTTTAGTATCAACAGAATAAACAATATTTGTTACTTCACTGTATCCAAAATTATTTGAAGCAGTAAGGACCGGCAATACTTGTAAAACATTAGAAGTATAATCCCCTATGCGAAGTTCACAAGGACCAATGGAGATTGAATTGCTATTTTTTAATCCGGCTGACATTTAAGACTTCCTATTTAGCAGTAGCAATGGTTTTTCGTAGGCCCTGCTTATTTCTATTAATACCATCAATTACAATCCTGATTACTTCAGTTCCCATATCAAAACTAGAAGATGCAGAAGCAGAACCCACCTGGGTTCCTGTTCTATTCTCCACAATAACCTTAACATCTCTAGGTTCTCTGGAAGAAGCCGCCTGTTCCTTTGTCTGAACTACCTCTCCTCTTTTTAATACTGCATTTACTTCTCCTCCATCGTGGAACCGTGGAGCATTTATAAAAGCAGTAGGAGATAGGGCGCGTTTTATAGCAGATGCTTTTCCTGCCATGCCTCCACTATGTAATTGAGTAGCCGTAGAAGCTGTTTCCCCATAATTAACACTTGAACCTAAATTAAAATAATTACCAAACATCTCACTAGCCCCGGAAAGAGCATTCATAATCTGTTGTTTAATTATAATCTTGGTAATATCTTGTATGATAGATAATGCCATATCACTAAAAGCATCTGCCGCATTTTTAGTGCCTTTAACAAATTCAATAAAAGCATCTGCGGTAGAATCAGCAAATGTATCTGCCATATCTACTGCCATATCAGATATTTTTTTCCAAGTGGTTGTAGCGGATTCTTTGATTTTCTTATTTGCGGCTACCCACGCTTCGGCCAAGTTTTCTGGATTTTCTTCCATATCCTTGGCAACTTTCGCACTTAGCTTTGCTTGCTCTAATTGATTTTTAGCAATAGCGGTATTCAGTTCCTCTTGTATCTTAAGAAGCCGCCCTGTTTGTGGTTTGCCTCCAAGAGCAACAATTTTTGCATTATAATCTTCCCACTCTTTAATTCTTTCTTTAAAATTTTCTTTTATTAGTGATAATTCTTCATCCAAACTTTTTTGTTGAGCTTTAAGAAGCTGTCTATTTGTTCCATTCTTTTTATTTATTTCTAATTCTGCATATTCTAATTTAGTATCTAACTTTGTTTTTTCAGTAGATAGTTCTTCTTTTATAGCAGCATCGTTCGCGGACTGTTCAGATTTTAAATTCTGTATCTTTTCTTTATTTCTATTTTTTTGTTTATCATAAAACTTTTTTAAAACAGCATTGATTGCTTCTGCTTCTATTTTTTCTTTATCTGCACTAAGAATAGTAAATCCCAAAGATTCACGTTGTGATATAGCAGTACTGGCAGCATTAAGAGCCTTTTCTACATAGTCAATAACATCCTGAATTAATTGTGGATCTTTGCTTTTAAAAGCATCAGAAACAACGGTCCTCCATTCTGGACCTAGTTTTTTTAAATTCTCATTCCATTGTTTGTTTACTTCTTCAGGAATTAATCCCAGTGCTTTTTCAGCCGCAGCTAAGTCTCTAGTACTTTTAGCAAAAGAAGGCACATCTATCTTTAATGTTTCATCTATTAAACCTAAAGAATCCTCTAAGGCTAATCGTTGAATTGTTAAAAATGATATTGATTTTTTATAAAGAGATATTTCTTTATCCGAACCAAAAGACCAAAAACTACTCGCCCGGTCAGTAGCTTTTTCAAGTCCTTTTGTTTTTTCATTCAAAACCTTGTTAGTTCTATCAAGTTCCTTTATTATTTCTTCTCTTCGTTTTTTAAGATAATCCGTTGTTTCATTAAATACTTGTTTTTGTTTATCATGCAAAACAGCGTCTAGTTTTTCTGCGGATAAAGCAGTATCCTCAAGAGCCTCCGCAAGCCCAGGATACCGCTCAGTTAATTGCTTAACTAGTAAAGCCAATTGATTCTTTTTTTCTAATTCACTAGAATCAGACTCGTTGATTGCTTTTATAGCATCCCGATACTGCTCCATTCCTGCAATAAACGCTTGTTGATTATTAGTATACTTTACTAAGTATTTACCGGCTAATTCCATATCTCCGGATAGTATTTGTAATCCATCTATATTCCGATTAACATAAGACAATAATTGTCCAAATCCCAATACTAAGGCTGATAATTTTTCAACCAATCCAGAGATTATGCCAGTAAGTCCTAACTCCCCCATAATAATACCAAGGTTTGCTAGTCGGTCCATTAAATTTTTAGTTTGAACCCCCAATCCCTGCTGCTGAATTAACTGCTGCTTGAATGCCTCCCCCGGTTTTTTTATGTTTTCTAATAGGGTATCATAATCACTACTAGTAAAGGCTTTTACAAATACGTTGGCAGCTTGCTGACCTCTTAACCCGAATAGTTCATACGCCTTACCCGCGTCGGCTACTCCTGTCCGCTGGTCAATAAGAATCTTCGTCATGTTCTGCATGGCAGTTCTAAAACCAACAAAACGAGGATTAATATCATCCACAGATAACCCGACATTATATAATTCTCTTTTTAATTTAGCAGAAGGCGCAATCATTCTAGAAATAACATTACGCATAGATGTGCCAACAGTAGACATTCGTAGACCATTATTAGCAAGAATACCCGCTGCCGTAGCAGTTTCTTCAATAGAAAGCCCTGCCTGTTTAGCAGAAGCGCCTACATAGTTAAAAATAGTACGTAGACCCTGAATAGTTAACTTTGATTTATTTACTGCGGAAGCAAATACATCGGCCGCTCTTCCAGATTCAGTGGCCTCTAATTGAAATGCACGTAGAGTAGAAGTAAATAAATCAGCCGTAGTAGCAAAATCTGAAAGTGTACCTGTGGCTACAGAGGCAATAGCATCAATAGAAGCCAATGATTCCCTAGCAGAGAAACCGGACTGTCCAAGATAAACCATTGCTTGAGCAACTTCTTGTGCTGAAAATTTAGTATTATTAGATACATCAATCATTTTATCGCCAAAAGCAATAACTTCAGTAGAGGTAGCCCCTGTAATAGCCTGTAAGTTTTTTAATGCTTGATCGTATTCTATAATTGCGGTAACAGACCCTGTAATGGCAGAAGAAATAGTTTTAAAAACTGCCCCCGCCGCTGCAAATCTAGCAAGAGTTTTAAAAGCCCCCACTACAGAATTAGTAGCACCAGAAAGAAAGCCCATATTAGTAGCAGCACTCTTTGATTGGCTACCTACTTTACCGATAGCAGTCCCGGCCCCGCTAAGTTGTTTTGTACTTTTTGTTAGTCCATTTAATGAAGTAGCAACACTATTTACAGACTGAGTAAATGTTTTATCTACTCGTCCAATAAATGAGGTTATTAACTGATTTTTATATTCATTAGCCATCTGGTAACTCACTCTTGCTGATTACAGGAATATTGCCAAACATTTTAGTCAACTTTTGCTCCATCAACATTGCCTGTGCTTTTTTATCTTCATCTGATAAATTCTTTTTACTACTACTTACATCTAGACTAGGTACTTTAATACCTTGAAAACTAGCCAACACTCTATAGTTCTCATGTTTTCTTATTAATGATTTTTCATATAAGATATTCAATTGAGAAACTGTTAATCCACCTTTATATACAGGATTAGTTAGAATATCGGCTAATTTTATTTGTGGGTATTCTGATAATACCGTTGCAAAAACCTCGTCTACATCCAGACGCTTTTTACTTTCTCGACGAGGTTCTTTATGTTTTTTAGGCTTCCCTCATAATTCATTTCATAAATATTGTTACAAAATTCTACAAGTTGATTATTGCTTGCCTCAGAAAAATCTACTTCTCCCTCAACTACCATCTTAGCAATCTCATCTACATTTTCTTCAATTAGAGTAATAATAAGATTTACCATATCAGTGATTGCTAAATCGTTCTCAGACTGCTTTGAAAAATCTTCAAGCATCTTACTAATCTTATCGGCAAATTTCTTTTGCTGACCAATTGAAATTGGATAAATTATAATCTCTTTTGGTTCCCTAATTCCTACCCATTGACTGCGAGTCTCAATCATTAACTCACTCATAATTTTAAATAATCTCCTATATTTGATTTTGTTTAAAAGGGAGAGAGCTTTTTCTCCCTCCCTTTATTTTTAGTGTATTAAGCAGCAACCCAAAGTAACTTTCCAGTTGGGGAAGAATCCCAAACCACATTACCGCCAGTAACCCCACTGTCTGCACGAGTAGCCTCAAAAGTAATTGAAACACTAGCAGGAGAATCAGTAGCAAAAGACAGTTCTTCAGATTCAGTTTTCACCTGTGCACGAGGGAAAATTACATATAGAGAACGAGAAGCGTCAGGATAACTCAGAAGTCCTTCCACTCTCACGTACGCCGGAGCAGACAAGTTACCAAGTGCGATTTCGCCTGTGGTATTAGAATCATATCCCTGTTTAGCCATATAAAACGTAAATACATCATCAGCCGCCCAAGTTCCAGTGAAGAAACCAGAAGGAATAGCAACCAATTCAGTAGAACCATCAGTAAAGGTAGATAAAAAACCAGTGTCCCCCTCTCCTATCTGATCGCCCGTTAATTTACCACGACTATCTGAATAAACAGAATAAGTGCTAGAAGTTAAAAAGATAACACGATAGGTATCAGCTTCAGCATCGGCCCCCCCATCAATATCGTCACTGGCGTTATAAGTTCCAGAAGCAGAACTAACTACCTTATAACCTTCACCAACCCAAGATGCACTAGCAGCAGCCGGGTCCAGGCCCTGTGCAATAGCAAGGTTCTTGGGAGTAATTTCCTCAAAAGAACAAGTGATCATCTGATCGCCCTGAGTAGGGAGAATCAGGTCTTTATTCTGCGGAAAACCAGAATAGTGTTCATAAAAAGTTGTAGACGCAGTAAAAGTGCTATCTGCCAAAGCACCAATTGAATGAGCAGAAGTCAAAACCGGAGTAGCGGTCCCTATATTGGCAGCAGAGGGACCAACTCTTACATCCATCAAACCGAGCGCAATTGCAGCGGTATCTTTAGTAGTAGGTCCAGGCATAATGCCTCCTTAAAAGAGCTAGTAACTAGCCCCCCATTTTAAATTTATTGTAATAAGTTTATATTTAGTACCATCAGCAGCAACTAAATAACCAGACTGATAAATAATATCAGCAACCATGTACCCAATAATTTCCTCAGAAGGTGTTCCAAGATTTATATAAAAAGGTATTCTTTTTATCGTATCAACAGAGTTTGAATCTGTAAAATTCCCAACAATTATATCCCGAAGCAATGTCACTTCATCCGCGTCAGCATCTTGTTGAGCGCAGCAATAAATATTTATGTTCGCTTCATTAACAGTTCCAATAATAAAAGACCCAAACTCTACCGCTATCCATTTTGGGGCTGAAGACTCGGAGGTAGGAGCCTTCAGCCCCGTGTCAAGGAGAAGAGGAATAGAGGGAGTGAAAGAATTTACAATTGAAAATAAAAATTTACGAACTGAAATTTTAAAATTATATTCTTTGCTTATATCAGGAAGCGTCATTTTTACTATCTTTTAATAGAACTTCTAGTAGTTCTTTGAAATTTTCATATACGTGAATCGTCTCTTCCTCTAGCGTATCTTTTCGGATTATAGCAAAATTTAATAATTTATTCAAGTGGTATAATTCATTTAAAGTAAAAATAGTTGTAATCTCTACTTCTACTGGCTTTATATCATACACTCGCATTTATCGTATCTCCCATCGTGAAAATATTTTATCTGTATATTTGTGATTAAGTTTCTGAAGGTCATCATTAACAAAGTCTTTTAGTGTTGGGCCAAAAACAGGTCGCGCCTTCATCTTTCCACCAGGAGAGCCATTTTCTAACAAGTATCCATAATAGGTTATTTCTCTAGGATTGTAACCTCTTGCCTGTTCCCCTCTTTCAAAAAACCAAGACTTACCTCCGGCTTTTATTCCAGCAGGAACACCTACAGCGCGGCCCTCTGCAATTTCAAATAACTTAATATTTTTAAAAAGATCGCCCTCTAAAAACCAAGAGTCATAAAAACCATAATTTCTCAATTTCCAGTCTGCATAATCAGAATTTAAAGGAGCAGGATTTTTTGGATATTTTCTTGTTAATAGATTATCTCGTACTTTTACATAAAAAGCATTAGATATATCTCTAATTAAATCTCCCCTAGTACCAACAGCAGATTTGGCAGCAGGAACAAGTTTTCTAGTTCTTTGTACTAGTCTTTTTACCTGTGCAGAAAAATTGCTATGTAATCTAGGAAAAGTTATCATTTTTTATCAACAGTTTGCATTATGAATCCATCAAGAATAGCCGTCCCTACATAATCACTACTTGGTTCACCCTGCTTATTTAGAATAACTCCCTTTCTAAATAATCTAGGAGAAACGAAATATCGCTGAGATTCCCCATCATCCATACACCGATAAACATTGTAGTAGTCATAATCAGCTTGCATAAAATAAGGCAAAGCATTACATAATACTTCTTCTAAATATTCATCTGTAAAAAGAATCATGTACCAATCTGTACTACAATTATAAAAACCAGTACATGGGGTTCCTTTCTTCTTATCTATTATCAATGGTTCAAGATTAATCACACTATTAATAGCCGTATCCCTATTTCCACCTCTATCCACCAAATACACTGTCAAAAATTTTTCTGACATAATTAACGGGTATCCTCTCCTAATGTAATTTCATACGCATAGCCATAACTATACTTGTCAACACTTTCAACTTTCATTATCTCGCCGGTTCCAAATATCAATCTATCAAATTCTGCTACATCCCAAAATCTAGCAAAATAGACAATAGAGGAGTCAAGCACAAGACCGCCAATGTTATTGAAATCAGAAATCTCATTTCCAAACCTCGTATCTGTTAGTGTACACGGAATATCAAGGTTATATTTATCAGTCCATGTAATAACTTCTTTTTGTAAAGTTTCACTAAAAGTTTTTGTTTCTTCGTAAATTCGTACTGTATTATTTGTTTTGTAAAGAGTCGCGGCTTTCTGCACAATTTCATTTCTAAAAGGATCATTGGTTAAATTCATAACCAAGTAAGTTAAATTATCATAATCTGTACGAATACAATCCCCAGGAATAACCGCAGTATTATAGTTAAAATAGGCTTTTAAATAGTATTCTTGAATAAAAACCTTTGTTGCCTGATTGCTCAACTCAGTTAAAATATATTCGGAATTACCCTCAGTTAAAGCAGCACCTTTAATTGGAGTAATCTTTGTTCCATTTTTCTGAAACACTTTAACTAATTGATTTCCAATTCTATTAGTCATTATATGCTAGTTCTCTTCTGGATAATAAGTAGTAGGGGTACTTAATTCTGAATCAGCAGCAATAGATTCGCCCGTCCTCGCATATTGAAAACCATTAGTGACATAGGTTCCAAACAATGCAGCAGGATTAGCAGACCAAGATAGATTGGGGAATAGTTCAGGAGAAGTTTCTTGAGCAGAAATAAAGTTAGTATCATAGTATATGATAAGAGCTTTATAATGATCAAAGGCTTGCTGTAGTTCAAGTTTATTGAATTTAAAACTTGAGGCTTCTGAAATAAGCAAAATTTCCAAACAATGCCGCTTGGCTCGATTCACCAACCACATTTGTTGTAAATCAGTTACGGTAAGTGTATATCCTAGTTCAGCAAGAGCCTTGTCAATTCCTCTATTTAATTCATCCTGAGTTAAAAAATCTTTCGCCTCTCCCAACTCGACTTGTACTAGCGCAAGTATTTCTGCTCTTGTTGCCATATTACTTTATCCTGCTATTATTATTATTTCTTTATGGTTTTCTTTTTTGGTTGCTTTTTAGCGGTGGATTTCTTAGTGATAACTTGCTTTTCTACAACGGGTTCGGGTTCGGGTTCGGGTTCGGGTTCGGGTTCGGGTTCGGGTTCGGGTTCGGGTTCGGGTTCGGGTTCGGGTTCGGAAGAAAAAGGAACAAACTCCTCTTCCTCAACAAAAATAGTATCCGTACCGTATTCAATCTCACCTTGAATCAACTTTGGAAAATCTTCTTTTTTCCCCTCAAAAATAGCCCCCACATGAAAAGTGTCCCCCATTCCTGAAACAGTCTTCTTTACAATAACTTTCATCTGTAAAAATCTCCTTTTTTGTTTATTTTGTTTTCTATTGGTTTTTATTGATTTGCTACTTTGGCTAACTCGACATAACCCATTCCATCTTCTTCCATATGACTTTGCTTATGACAAGATTTACAAGCGGTTTTCATAGTTATAATATCCGCTTGTTCCATTGGAGAACACGCCACAGGAACTTCGTGATGAGCTTGTAAATATTTTGCCTCAAATTTAAAAATCTATTCTAGGTTGTTTGCCAACAAAAGTTATATTCCCGCCAGAAAGTGCAGCGCAACTTAGCAAAGTGCCCGAAGTCCCAGTAGAAGCAGAAGCAAGAAATCCTCCGCCAACAGTCCCTGAAGCGTTAATGCTGAAAGAAGCTTTAGACGCAGAGTTCGTAACGGACTGATCAGACCGAACATCAACGTACTCTTTGCGGTTGTCAGCGTAGTCGGAAAACTCAGTCCAACCGCTGTGTGAGGCCAGCATGTCACCAGCGGCGGGCACAGGACTCTCAGCAGTAAGGCCGACATACCAGGTGGTGACCTGCGTGGTGCCAGCAAACAGTACATCAAGAATATGTTGAAGGCCGACGTTGGCGACCAGGTTGTGAACACGGTCCACCCACTTAACATTGCCATCTGCGTCATAACAGGTGAACTCGAAAAAGCCCCCAACTCGCATACCGTTTTTCACTCCGTTCATGGTATCACTCCTAGTTATTAAAGGTTATCTTCGCTCTTTTCGCGCTGAACATCATAGACCCGGACGCGGCTGAGAATGTCATCCCCGACGCTTTCGATGTCACTTCCATTGTGACGATGACCGGATAGTCTCCGGCCATGACCACCGACGCCAATTCAGACAAGACCGATCCGTCCTGAGCCGAGACAACGAAGGTGCAATTTCCAGCCGGGTAATCGCTGAATCCGACACCATCAATAGCGGTAGCCGATATGACCATGGTGGCTGAACCATCGTCGGACATTGCAAATCCATCGACAGCAGACACGGACAAGGTAAGTGTTCCATTCACGCCGTCGCTCGACACAATGCTATCGGAGACCTGGACGGGCATAGTCAGAGATGCCCCAGCAAGGTCTGAAATAATTACACCATCCACCACTGTGCTATGGATGGTGAGTGTAACGAAAGTAGAATCAGACAACGACACGCCGTCCACCACTGTGTACTGAATGGAGAGTGTGACGGCGAGGGATTCAGACAATGATACACCGTCTTCCACTGTACCCTGAATAGAGAGCAAGGATAACGGGGAATCGACAAAGTCTACACCGTCAATGGCCGCTCCCTGGATGATCGTGGTTATGGAAGTGGACTCAGACAAAGACACACCATCCAAAGCGGCGACTTGATAGGTTGTTCCACTTGCGGCTCCTAGATCGTCGATAGAAAAATTATCCCAGTACAGACCCTTAGCTAATGTCCAGCCACTCGAATACTGACTGTCACCATAATGCCAAAGCCCGGCGGTCCCGGCATCCGGCAGAGCAGTATTGGTAACGGATATAATAGGAGATGTCGCCTCGTTGATGTACGCCTCTATGAGGTCGCCATCCATCCGCAAACGGAGCCGCAGGGTCTCACCAACGGCCATGGTATAGTTGTATTGCCCCAGATTAGTCCAACTACCGTCATTGACGTATAATTGGATTACTCCAGATATCGAGTACCGCAGCCAGTAGTAGTAACTGCCAGTCCTACGCCCAAAAACGCCCTTGTAATCGGTGCCGAGGTCGACAGCGTGGCGATAAATATCCACGCTAACCTCGTAGTCCGCCGTGCTGATCGCGGCCTGGGCCTCGTACACATGATATCCAGTGCCACTCACGCCGAGGAGCACATCGGTGCCATTGTCACTAGCAGCAATGATGGATTTGTCAAACCATAACACCCAGTCCCCACTACTAGAGATGTCAGCGCCTGCCGAGTAGGCGTCGAAATCATCAGCCCAGATGTTAGCCATTGAGATACTCCTCCACAACCGCGAAGTCAGCCTCGTCGATACGCACGATCATGGTAGTCTCGTCCCCGCCTACTACGCTGTAGTTAATCCCAGTGGGCAAATCAGGACGATACGGGTCCTCGGGCATCTCACTTGTAGCCGGTTGGCCCATCCCGATCCGAGGCACTGTCATCTCGATTGTCGCCATTAAGACCACCTCCATCCGGTCCTGCGGCAGGCCGGGCAATACCAAAATATATTCCTAAATATAAATCGGGAGGGGATTGCTCCCCTCCCTTATATACCTTTAATTAGTATTAATCAGATACAGTAAGTTGATATACAGCAGCAGGAAAATAACAAACGGGCATACATAAATCTTCAGAAATCAGATGAATACCGTCGGGATACTCTTCCATCTTGGTACGCATACGCTTACCGTAGCCGCCGTCATTACCATAAGGAGCTTGCATTAGTTCAGCAATGGGTTGACCATCGACACTAGGAACCACCGCTACCACCTTTCGTGGGTCGAGGAACCACTGACGCATAGCAAGCTGAGACTTAAATGGCACACCAGTAGCACCAGTAAGATCAGTATTAATAGTAATAGCACCAGTTGCGGTATCCACAGCAGTAATAGTAGCACGAGGACCAGCGGCACGATCTACAGTGGAAGTAATGTAAACTTCACCACCCACTACAAAATCAGTAGGATCAACAACATAGATTGTAGTACCAGAAGTGTAGGCTTGAGCAAGATGAGAGGTAATGGTGTAGGAAGCATTATAAGGAACAATAGAACCAACACCAAGAATCTGAGCAAGCGCACCCGGAGCATTATTGACCAACTGAGCTTCAGAAATATTCTGAGTCTGAGCTAGATCACGAATACCAGAATCCTTGATAAGAGACTGAATCAAGCGACCATTAAGGAATACGTTAAGGTCGAGAAGTTCAGTCTCAAGGGAGTCCATAAGACGGTTACGTAAGTTGAACATGTCTCCAAAAACATCCCGATCAGCAACTTCACCAGAAGAACCATACCAACGAGCAGTCGCACCAAGAGTCACCTGATGAGAAGTAGGAATCCCCCAAGAAACAGAAGCAAAAGTGGGAGTGGCAGAAGAAGCCTTAATGGTGTAAGACATTGAGCCGTCGAAAAGCATCTTACTATACATCCATTCCCTACGACGATCATTAGCATAAAGCAAACGATTCATAAGACGAGCAATTTCAGTCTGACCAGACATTTTTTGCTCGCGGGTTCCAGGCTGACGAAGATTATTAAGAAACTCCTCGCCTAGGAAAGCTGTCTGTGTGAAGTAAGCGGCCTTTGCAGAATGCTTACCGACACCATCTAGCCCAATACTAGGGCCGCGAGAACCACGGGCCACAAAGGGGATCATTTCCGCAGAACCATACCGGCTCTCCCATTCCAGGGAATCGCTCGGCGCATTATTAGTGGGGAACATATTACTCAACACCATAGAAGGTGGAGTAGGAGTTTTTTCAATAAACTTATTTAATACACTAAGTTGCAGCTCAGGAATTACTTGACCTTTTGGCATATTATTTACCTCCCCTTACTTTACGTAGGCGCGATTGCCAAATTTTACAACGCCAAGCGCAGTAATTGCATCAGCGTCAAGGTTAAACAGAGGGGGAGAATAAATAATGGCGTTAGCAACAATAGCAGACGCCTGACCACCCTTTGCGGTAGAGCCATAGCCAGTATCTACAGGCTTATCAAGAATGAACTTGGCTGTAGAGAATTTGCCAGAACTACCAGTTTTAACATAAACGTGAGCGTTATTAGCGGTAGTAAAAGCAGAAGTACCAATTGCATTAGTAAAAGTGATTGTTGCAACACCATTGGTTACAGAAATATCAGTAATAGCCCCAAGGTCTTGATAAGAAGGAGTATCGTCACCGATAATCAGAACATCGCCAACAGCGTACTTGCCAGATTCGGCTTCACTCACAGTCAGAGTAGTACCCCCAGAGGACACATCAGCCAGACAGGGGGAAGTAGCAACATCATCAGAATAGGTTGTTTTAACATAAGGAACAAACTCACCGTTGGCATCTTCAGCAACAACAGTGCCTTGTTCAATCAGACCATAGCCCTTCTTCATCTTGAGAGAAGCAAGCATGGTTGCATCATTAGGAAATCCATCAGTATATAGATGGGTAACATCGTATTGTACGCCACGATTAACCTGTGGAGTATCACCGTAAGTTACTTTAGCAGCATCAGTAATAGCCATAATTTATACTCCTTTATTACCGAACCAGACCAAGGAGAACATCGGCGGTAGCGTCAGCTTCCTTATCGTCAAATTCGGTTTCACCAGCAATTTTCTTGGTAAAGCCGCCGCCGCCGCCCTGAACAGCATCTTCATCGGTAGCAGTTTCAGCCCAAAATTCAATTTCTTTTTCAACAGCAGCAACAAAAGCATCCTTGTCAAATTCGCCTTCAACAAAATACTTTTCACTGGAAACAAACGCCTTCACCTTTTCGTGCAGACGTTCAGGAATACCAGCCTCCTTGAGCTTGGAATCCCAAGTAGCATCCGCAAATTCCTTACGGGCCTTTTCTTCAGCAATGGTTTTTTCTTTTTCGTACTGCTTAACAGTTTCTTCAAGAGATTCGATCTTTTCATTAAAAGATTTCTTCTCGGCTTCATGGTCGGCAATAAGTTGGTCTTTTTCTTTAGCAAACTTATTGGTAGCATCTTCTAGAATAAGATCAGTAAACTTCTGAGCCTCTTCTGGATGCTCTTTACGGAAAGTTAGATAATCCATAAAAGTCTCCATTTGATTTTGATTTTGATTGTCTTTATCATTGAGAGATGAAATAAAAACAGAAGTGTCTAATTCCACTTCCCCCTCTCCTGCCTCAGTAAACATTTTAGAGCTTGTATGTTCATCAGCACCAAACACACAGACGGAGCATTCCCTGAAATTGGTTTGTCTCCAAATATGCCCTGGACCTTTCAATACTCGCCCATTAACCATAGCTTCCTCGCCTTCTTCAATAAACTCAATCTTAGTCGGTTTACCAGAAATAGAGGCTTGAAATGGAACACCTTTTTTAGAAAATTCTTTAAACTTCTTGGTCTTTTCACTATCTACAAAAGTCACCTCATTTTCAGTAAAAACCAATCCCCTATCATTAATAGTTGGCTCGGTTGAATAGCCAAGAATAGAATCTAAATCAAAATGATCATGGGACCACAGAATTGGAAATTTTTCCTTGAAAGAAAACCCATCCAAATCAAAAGCGAGGTTGCCCCAATACCAGTGGTTTGGAATAA